TGCCCCGACCAAGCCTTGGGGTAGTCAATAGCGCGCCCATCAACCCTAATGCGTAGGCTATCTAGCGCCTGATTGCCGTCAACCTCTTTGAAATTATATTCAAGCTCAATTGCGCCAACTTCAGTCCTAAACTCTCTAACGTATTGTCTGCCCATTGCTAACTCCTCTTTTTTCATCATACACACTCATCGGCGCCCGGTCAATTCGCTTAAGACCTTTAAGAAAATAAATTTGGCACGAGGCTTGCACGCTAGCGGCGCTTTGGCACGAGACTTGCATGAGATAGCTTTGGCACAAATCTTGTATATTCAAAAATCGTGCCAAGGGGCGGTGCCATTTTGAGACGGGATTTTCGGCGGGGCGTGGCATTTATTTTGCGCCTACATCAAAATATGCCTTCGTGCACGCAAGCGCCCGCTAACGCCCATTAGCGCCCGCCAGGCCCCCCTTTTTAAGGCACAGGCCCCCTGCTATAAAATGCACCCCCCACCAAAATTTTTTTGTCCTCAATTCTCACTTGTGCCTGTATCGGTCCCTGGCAAACGACCAATTTTTGCCCTCCTAACAGAAATCTAACAATTGGCCCTTGACATCCTCAAAAAGCCTAGGTACACTGGCTGTGCACTCTAAACTTAAAGGAGCCTCCCAATGTCTAGGTACACGTTAGTTTGCGAACAACATGACGGCACGACCATAACGGTAGAAACGGAGAAAGAATGCATTACTGACCTTCTGGAGTCTATTGAGCAATTTTTACTGGGCTGCGGCTACGCTATCAAGCTGGGCTCTCTGCAAATTGTGAGTGAGGACGAGGAAGAAAGTAAGGAGAAAAGAAAATGAAGGTAGTCGAGTTCTTACTTCGCATTTGGCAAGCCATTAAAAATGTGTACCTAAAAGCACGCCGCATGCTTTACTGGGGCTGGGCCATGCGAAACAATTATGACTGGGACCATGACTTTATCATAGAAATGCTTGTGCTCAAAATGGAACGAATGCGGAACTACTTTTTAAAGCACGGCTACCATTCTACAGAATGCAAAAATTACAAGCCAAAGATGCAATCAATTTCTCTTGCCATTAAACTGGGACACAGGCTTTTGCGAAATGAGTACGAAATGCACCAAAGAGCCTTTGCAAAAAAATACGGTCCTCTAAATATTCGCACAACCCCAGAGTCAAGCACGCCTAACTCCGTAACATTAATTTTTACGCTTAATAAGGCTTATGTGACAGACGACCAACTGCGGGAATCTGCAGAAGCCTGGCAGGCTGATGAGAACATGAAAAATCGCGACTACCAACGATTTTACAAAATCATATCCAAGTATTCTACGTATTGGTGGGACTAGGGTAGCCTAGGCTGTGTGCATTTCTCTTGACATTCAGCAAGCCTTAGCTTATCCTTATTTTATATTCACTTAGAAGGGAGAAAATACTTATGTACGTATGGTGCATGCTTTTAGTAAACTTGGGCACGCAGTGGGAATTCGATGTTGTGGAGACCGCTCTTCGTGGCCGCATTGTGGCCGAGACCTCAAAAACTTATATCGTAGACTTTACAGAGTACGCACGGGCCAAATCGTACCAATCTTATCTTGCGGGCTCAACCGAAGTTTCAAAGTTTTTATGCTCAATTGAAAAATAGGGTTTGCAACTTTGCACTTCTAATATTAAACTGAGTAAAAGGAGTAAAAATGCTAATTTCATCACTGTTGGCCGAGTTTCAAAAGTACGTTAAGGAAAAACTACAGGCAGAAAAAGAAATGCAGTTAAACTTGCAAATGAAAAAAGAGATGGACGCCGTGCGAGAAAAATATGCACAACTTCTTAAGGAGGAAAAGCATAAAATTTCAAAGTACGTTGAGGAGCTTAAAATAGTGCAGAGTGGGAGAGCCAGTGAGTGATTCACACATAAACTTTATGGGCTTTATGTTGTGGGGCCTATTTGCCGTCGTCCTCATTAGAGGCACACTAACTTATATTGCCCACAACTGGGACAAAGAGGATAAAAATTTGAATAAAAGGAATAAAAGTCATGACAGACTGTAGCGCTGCGATATACACCTGCCTGTACAAGGATGGTGCTGGGTATAGGGTTTACCCCCTCAAACTTACCAGAGCACAGGCTAATAAGCTCGGGCTACAAATCGTGGAAACGTCTGAAGAATTCGTAACCACTAGGAGGACAAACAGTGCCAAGCGCAAAAAACTTCAAAAGAAAAAGTGATTTCGTATTTAAGCCACACATACTTTCCCTGTTTCAGGTGCACGGCATAACTCCAGCAGAGATGGACATAATCGGCCACCTAATGGAAGGGCGCTCAAATCAAGAAATAGCAGACTTAGTTTGCGTTGCATTAAACACTGTAAAGTTCCACACTAATAAATTGTACAAAACTTTTAAAGTCGCAGACCGTGCAAATTTTATAATCCTACTCGCCCGTCGCGGCTATTTTGCCGACGGCGTTGAAGGCTTGCTACAACCTGCGGCCACTAGAAGAGCCATACCGCCCAAAACCACCAACAGCCAAACCTTACTTACTAAAGGGAGTCAAAATGTCTGACAGTTTGCTAAAAACAATTTTTGTCCTATGTCTAAGTCTTACTGTCCAAATCTTTGGCAAGTTTTTGCAGTTGGTAGACTTTATGCAGCCCCACATGGCCGCCGACATCCTAGCCCTATCTGTTGAGCACGTACTTTACTTCGAGCAGTGGACTATTTTCCTAACCGCCTTGTGCTTCGCACGCTACGAAAACGCCATAACTAATATGGAACGAGCAAAAGTGCGGAGAAGGCTAAATGTCCGAAGAAAATAGAGCTAGAAGAATTCTAGTACCTAAGCCCTCACAAATATCTAAACCAGTCCTTGCACCGTCTGTGCAAGACCTACTCGATGACGCTCTTTCCGTCGTCAGCTACGAAATAACACGCCTAAAGCAAAAAGTTATGAAGGACCCAGTCAAGGGCCTAGACCTAAAAGAATCTAAAATTTTACAGGGCTACGTTAAGTCCTTGGTCGACTTATCTAAGGAAGAGCGTGAACGCTCAAACGACGCAGACCTAGCAAATATGTCCGATGAAGAACTTTTGCAACTTATGGAAAATTTAAGACAGCGCCGCATGCTGAAAGCGGGGGCAAATGAGTAAGCAGCTTGACCTAATTCAAAATCTTTACGCACAGGCTTGCCAAGAGCTTGGGCACTTAGAAAGTAATAAGCAAAAAATTGAGCAGCAAATAGAAAAGGTGCGCGCTAATATACAGGCCTTAGACCAGGCCGTAGAAATAATTAAGGCCACATTGGCTAAGGATTTAAGTGGCGAAGGGGAATAGTGCAGCAGCAGTTCATGCAGTTCTTGAGTACGCCATAACAAAGGCAGTGCTGCAGGGGAAAACTGGAGACACAATCGTGACTCTCCCAGTAAAGGACCTTGTTGCTCCGGAAGAAGGCGTAGACTTGCCGGACGCGGAGGGCCTGGCCCTTCAAGTTACTATTACGACAGAATGGACCTCAGATGAAGAGGCCCTTGAAATTGTTGACGACGAAGAAGGAGACATAAATGGAAACGAAGAGCCTACCAATTCAAGTCCGCAGGGCCACTGAAGAGGACGTTGGATTCATTTTTAACTCGTGGCTAAAGAGTTATCAGAACTCAAAGTTTTGCCATAACTTGTTGCCGGCAGTTTACTTTTCCGAGCATCACAAAGTTATTGAAGAGCTTCTTAAAACTTGTGAGGTCCTAATTGCGTGCTCAAAAACTGACCCTACTGACATATTTTCTTATATATGCGCCGAAAGAGTAGACGGAATTTTTGTCGTGCACTATGTGTACACAAAGCATACTTATCGCCGCATGGGAATTGCAAAAACTTTAATTAACCAGTTTGACCACTCGATGGGCACGGCTGCAATATACACGCACAACACTAGAATTGCAGAAAATTTAGCACAGCGCTTTGGTTTTGTGTACAGCCCATACGTAGCTCTTACAGGCTCGTATAGAAAAAAAGCTGAGAGGCAAAGAAAAAAACAAGACGCAGAAGTAATTGAGCGGGCCGCAGAAGCCCTTATAAAGGAGCAAAAAAATGATTAAGAACGAGCAAGATTTTACAAATTCTCCTCAATTGTCGGAGGAGCAGAAAAAAGAACTTCTTCGCGAGATAGCCTTGCTAAAACGTACTTTAAAACAACTTGGAAAAAATCAACTAATCCAGCTAGTGCTTCAACAAATGAACTTGGCAATAGAGCAGCAAAACATAAATAAGCTACTAATTGAACAACTAAACGAACTAACAAAGGGTAAAGAAGATGTTAAAAATTCTTAGTGTTCTAAGCTTAATGCTGTGCTCTATTCCCGGCTTAGCTAAAGAAGTGCTGCTTACTAGACTTAATACAGTTAATATTAGAACAAACATAAATCCCAGCAGCATGACTACAGCATCCATAAAGCTTGCGCAATTGGTAAAAGAAAGAGGGCGCTCTCCGTACACCATCTACATTGTGCTAGACTCCCCAGGCGGCAGCATAGTAGCAGGCGAAGATTTTATTCAGTTTGCAAAAATGTATCAAAATGTTGAGACCATTAGTCTATTCAGTGCCAGCATGGCTGCTACCATAGTACAGAGTTTGCCCGGAAAGCGCAATATTACGAGCAACGGAGTAATCATGTTTCATAGAGCTTCGGGAAGATTTTCTGGACAATTTGAAGAAGGTGAGGTGGAATCTCAATTAAACTTGTGGAAATCTATCATACGTGAAATAGACCTTAGAGTGTCTAGAAGATTAAACATGAATTTAGACGCATTTAAGGCCAAAATAGCAAACGAATGGTGGTCCTACGGACAAAGTGCAGTTGACGAAAATGTGGCGGACCAGGTAGTAACTGTCCGTTGCTCTCCAGAATTAATTGAAGAACGAGAAGCTCGCATGACCGAAGGATTATTTGGTGCGGTTAAATCTATGGTTAGTGCATGCCCAATGATTAGAGGCATTATAGAAGCAGGAGAATAAAATGAAGATTAAAATGGTTAAAGTTTATCAAGCAGTTTACCTAGGAAAAAAATTGGTAACTCATTTTCCAAATCAGCAACATCCTAATGTGCAAGTTAAGTTGCTAGAAGGCATTGGAGTGCAGGTTGACGGAGACGACGATTCAATAATCGTTCCGTACCCAAACGTAGCTTACGTACAATTAGAGACAGAAGTTGCTAAGGAGCAAAAGTCTAAAAAATGAGCAAGACCTTACTGAATGAGCTTCGGCGACGAGCCGAAGCTTCTCAGTTTAAGCTGGAAGAATTTTGCTTTGATAAGCAGCTTGCATTTATACAGGACAAGGCAAAGTTTAAAACAGCCGTGTGCAGCCGCCGAGCGGGCAAAAGTATTGCTTGCGCGGCTGACCTCATACATACGGCCCTATCGCAAGTGGGCGATGTGGCCTACATTACTCTAAATAGGCGCTCTGCAAAGCGAATTATCTGGCGTGCACTACTAGACATTAACGAACAGTTTAAGCTAGGAGGAGTGCCAGATAATACGGAACTAACATTGACACTTCCAAATAAGAATCAAATTCATGTGTCCGGGGCCAAAGATGAGAGTGAGATTGAAAAATTTCGAGGAGTGGCTCTTAGGAAAATATACATAGATGAGGTACAATCATTTAGGTCTTACATTGAACAGCTAATTGATGAAGTGCTTGAACCTGCGCTAACCGACTACGACGGAAGCCTCATACTTATTGGAACTCCGGGACCAATACCTGCGGGCTACTTTTACAAAGCCTGCCACAGCAAAGGGTGGTCACACCACAAATGGACCTTGCATGATAATCCTTGGATAAAAATAAAGTCTGGCAAGGACGTAGAGACCATTATTGAGGAGCGCTGCGAGCGTCGAGGAATTCAAAAATCAGACCCGTCAATACGTCGAGAATATTATGGCGAATGGGTAGAAGACACAGACTCTCTCGTGTACAAATTTAATAAGCAGTTAAACGTGTATAGGCAGGCGCCGACAGAGCTTCAGTACATATTTGGAATAGATATTGGGTGGAAAGACTCAGACGCCATAGCCGTGCTAGGATTCTCGCAGGCAAGTAAGCACGTCTACTTAGTAGAAGAGTTTGTTGCAGACAAATTGACCATTACGGACCTAGCAGAGAAAATTCGCGAACTTGAGGCCATTTATAAGCCCACAAAAATGGTAATGGACGCTGGCGCTCTGGGTAAGAAAATTCAAGAAGAGATTAGACAGCGGCACCAACTTCCAGTGCATGCGGCGGAAAAATCAAGAAAGCTGGAATTTATTGAGCTAATGAACGACGATTTGAGAACTGGCAAGCTTTTAGCCTACGAGGGTAGCCGTTTTGAGGAAGACAGCTACCGGGTGCAGTGGGACTACAGCACTCCTGGTCGACCTAGAGTCTCAGACGCCTACCATACGGACATCGGGGACGCCATACTGTACGCTTGGCGAGAGTGCCGCCACTTTCTATATGAGGAGCCAATTCCGCAGCCAAAGCCCGGCACGGACTCGTTTATGGATGCATTAGAGGCTAAGGAGGCAGAAAAATTAAGGGCCAAGATAGCGCAGGCAAGAGAAGAGGAGCAGGAACATACCGGGTGGTCGGACGAGCATGACCCTTGGGGAGAGCCCTATTAAAAACAAAAATACAGGAGTTAGAGCCATGTTTAAAAACGTACAAGAGGTCAAGGAGTTCTTACTCTGGGCCCAAAAAAACAATATTAAGCGAGTTAAGTTAGCGGAAGTAGAGGCAGAATTTTCCACTCTAGTGCCAATACAGGATGAAAAATTGGTCGAATTAGTCGATTCAATTACGGGGACAAGCTCCATAGAAGCCACACAGGACAATAAAGAAGATGAGGAACTTTTATTTTGGAGCGCTAACGGCTCCTAGACCTATTTAAGGGCGTAAAGCATGGATAGTTCAAATTATTATTGGTGGAAAGTAAAGAAGAGTGAAGTGCACGAAGCCGTGTTCTCACTGCTTAAAAAATTAGACCAAGACCAGTCCTATAGGCGCAATGATAATTATAAGCACATGCGTCTTTATGGAAACTTTGACTTTGTAAATCTTAAAATGTACCAGTACTTTAAAGCAGAGCCTTCTGCTAGCGTGCAAAATAGAGTCACGCTAAATGTCGTGCAGTCCATGATTGACACGGTTGTGTCTAAAGTAACTAAGAATAAGCCCAAGCCCATGTTTCTAACGGATGGCGGAGACTGGAGCATGCAGAAGAGGGCCCAAAAGCTTACGCAGTTTGTAGAGGGCCAGTTTCAAATGACCGAGTTCTATGCAAAATCGGCGGTCGCCTTTTTAGACTCTTGCATTTTTGGCACCGGCTGCTTAAAAGTATTTCGGGACGGCTCAGACATTAAAGTAGAGCGCGTATTCATTGACGAGATAAAGGTGGACGACCAAGAGTCCGTCTACGGCCATCCTCGACAGATGCATCAGACTAAGTTTATACACAAAGACGTTCTAAAAGAGATGTTTCCCGGAAATGACGCGGCCATAGATGCTGCTTCAAATTCCGATATTTCCCCGCTAAACACAACCATGCAAGCAACTTCAGACATGATTATGGTCGTAGAATCTTGGCGCCTTCCCAGTAAGAAAGATGCAACGGACGGAAAGCACGCAATTAGTATTGGAAACCATACTTTGTGGACAGAGCCATACACTAAGTCTTACTTTCCTTTTGTATTTTTTAGGTGGAGCTTGCGCCCGCTTGGCTTTTTTGGCCAAGGTCTGGCCGAGCAACTTAGCGGCATTCAGCTAGAAATTAATAAGATTTTGCGAACCATTCAAGTTAGTATGCACCTTGTAAGTGTGCCAAAGATTTTTGTCGAGGCCGGAAGCAAGGTCGTAGCACAGCATCTCGATAATAAGATTGGCGGCATTATCTATTACAATGGTCAGCCTCCAGTTGAAGGCAAACTTGGCACTATTCCTCCGGAGCTTTTTTCTCACCTAGACCGCCTATATCAGCGAGCATTTGAAATTGCGGGCGTAAGTCAGCTATCTGCAACTGCCGCCAAGCCTGCAGGCTTAAACTCTGGAAAAGCCCTGAGAGTCTATAATGACATGGAGACAGAGCGTTTTATGAGCGTCATGCAGCGCTACGAACAAGCCTTCCTAGACGCTGCCAAAATCATGATTGACTTAGCAAAAGAAATATACGAAGAAAATCCCGAGTACCAAGTGCGTGTAAAGGGTAAAAAATTCTTTGATAGCATAAAGTGGTCTGACATTAATTTAGACGCTGACCAGTACTTAATGAGTGTGTTTCCAGTGAGCGCCCTAAGCATGAACCCAGCAGCTCGCTTGCAGGACGTGCAAGAGCTACTTCAAGCCGGATTTATCGGGCAGGATGAGGCTTTAAAGCTTCTAGACTTCCCGGACCTGCAATCTTTCTATAATCTACGAAATGCGCCTGCCGAAGATATTGACCGAATTATCGAGCAGTTTATTGAGCGCGGAGAATACGAGACTCCAGAACCATACCAAAACTTGGGGCTTGGCATTAAAAAAATGCAGGAAGCCTACCTGCTCTTCCGCAGTAAGGGCGCTGACGAGGAAAGGCTGGAGCTTTTTAGGCGCTGGATTGAGGATGCGCAGACCCTAATCACAAAGGCCCAGCAACAGGTTCAGGCTGCGCAGGCCGCTGTTCAGGCTCCAGAGCCCGCAGCCACAGCTCCAGAGGCCGCCATGGCGCCAGAACCTGTGGCAGCGCCCGAGGGCGTGCCTGAAGAAAACATGTGAACTAGTATGTAGAGCTTTTAAGCCTATATAACCGGCCATTATGGCCGCCCTGGGAGAACTAGGGCACAAAGTAAATGGAGACAATATGGTAGAAGGACAGGGTGGAATCACTGAGGACATTAGCGCAGCAGATGTATTACAGCAGGCTGAAGGCATTGAAAATGTAGTTGCCGAGCAAGAGGAGGCGCCAGCAGAAAGCGTCGAAGTGAAGGCAGACGGCACGGAGACAGAGGTTAAGGCCGAGCCGAAGAAGGAAGAGCAGTCGCAGGAAGAGCGACTCTTTGCTTCTAAGTTTGCTGCCCTTTCTAGAAAAGAAAAGGCTCTCAGAGAAAAAGAGCGGCAGCTTGAGACTAGGATGCAAGAACTTGAGCAGCGCCTAAATTCTGCGCAAAAAGATGAGCCTAAGCAGCAAGAAGAGCCCCTAGAACTTCGACTAAAGAAGAATCCATTTGAAGCGCTACAAAGCCTAGGCTTTGACTACGAAACATTGGCTCAGATTGCATTAAACGATGGAAAATTGACTCCAGAGCTGCAAATGAAGTTAATGCGGGAAGAACTTGAACGACAATACAACGAAAAGTTTCAGCAACTAGAATCAAAGCTAACAGAAAAAGAGCAGAAGGAACTAGAGCAAAGGCACGCACAAGTTATTGAAAATTTTAAGCAAGAAATTGCAGAGCACGTGGGCGAAAACGCCGCAGAGTATGAGCTACTGGCAATTGAAGGCGAAGATGGCGTGCAGCTAGTTTATGACGTTATTGAAGAACATTATAATAGCACTGGCGAAATTCTAGATAAAAAGGATGCGGCCATGCTAGTTGAAAACCATTTACTCGAAGAAGCTAAGAAAAGAGTAGGTCTGAGCAAAATTAAGAAGCTATTGGGCGCTTCAGAACCAAAAGTCCAGACTGAGCCAAAACAGGCAAAACCTTCGGTTACGCTCTCAAATGAGCAGTCGCAGACGTCACAACCTGCGGACCGATTCCTAAGTGACGAAGAATCCCTTGCGCAGGCTGCAAAGCTTATCAAGTGGGTCGAGTAGGATAGGAACCCTACTAAGAGTGTGTGCAATCAAATGCACGGAATAGTCACCTAATGACTAGCATGGCTGCTTTAAAGGCCAAAAATAGAACAGTAAGATGGTCTTATTGTTCTTTATTAATTTATTTATAAGGAGAATAAAATGGCTTCACTTGATTTAGCAAGTTTCGCCTCTGCGCTAAAGGTGCACTACACCGACGAGCGCGTACAAAATATGGTATACAAGGATAATCCACTACTTGCCTTGATGCCAAAATACGAAGCATTTGGAGGTAAGAATCTTCCAATTCCAATCATTTATGGTAATCCACAAGGTCGTTCTTCTAGCTTCAGCACTGCTCAAGCAAATAAGACTGCCTCTAAGATTACTGATTTCGTGTTGACTCGCGCAAAAGATTACGCTCTTGCGTCAATTGACAATGAAACTTTAGAAGCTTCAAAGGGCAATCAAAATGCGTTTATGGAAGCTGCAACTACTGAGATTGATGGTGCAATTAATAGCATTACTCGCTCTCTTGCAATTGCCATGTACAGAACTGGTTCTGGCTCTATCGGCCAGTGTAACGCAAACGCTACCGGCACTAGCTTGCAATTAAAGCAGGCCGATGACGTTACTAATTTTGAAGTTGGAATGGAACTTGTATTCTCTACTTCAGACGGCGGCGGCACACTAAAGTCTGGAAAAGTTACAGTTGTTGGCGTTGACCGAGACAGCGGCCTTTTAACTGTTGACCCTCTAACTGCAATTAATGGCGGCGCCGGTGTGGCTGCAAATGATTTCGTATTCGTCGAAGGCGACTATGATGCAAAGATTAAAGGCCTTCAGGCTTGGTTGCCAAATTCTGCACCAACTCCAACTCCATTCTTCTCTGTTGACCGTTCTGTAGACGCTACTAGACTTGCTGGAATTCGCTACGATGGTTCCGCTCTTCCAATTGAAGAGGCAATTATCGGCGCAATTCATCGTGTTGCGCGAGAAGGCGGACGTCCGTCTCACCTTTTCATGAATTATTCTAAGTGGGACGAACTTGCAAAGTCTTTGGGCTCAAAAGTTCAATACATTGAAGAAGCAGTAAAGGTTGGAAACGCACACCTTAACTTCCGAGGCATTATGGTTCACGGACCAAAAGGCCCGGTAAAGGTTATGCCAGACCAAAACTGCCCTTCTGACAGAGCTTTCTTGCTGCAGCTAGACACTTGGAAACTTTATAGCTTAGGCAAAGCTCCAAAGATTTTGGACACTGATGGTTTAAAAATGTTGCGAGAGTCTTCTGCAGACGCTGTAGAAATCCGAGTTGGCTACTACGCGCAGTTGGGCTGCCGAGCACCTGGATTTAACGCTAACATTAAACTAGACTAAAATTACGTAAAGGGGCTGCATAGTGTGGCCCCTTTACTCTAACTTGCAGGGCACTAGAGTGCATGTACAAAAGGAGGCCAAATGGCCAGTAGATATTTTAATCAATTCGTATTGACTCCTACTAAGAGACAAGTTCTCCTATCGGGAAAAATTAGACTTAGCGCGTCCGCCGCAGTTACAAGCCACGACATTCCGTTCGTGCAATCTGTAACTAAGACAGGCGCCGGCGAGTACACAATCACGCTTCAAGACACTTACGTAGAACTTAGAAGCTGCCAATTGACTATGCAGACGAGCGAAGACGTAGTTGCGCGTATTAAATCGCACGACGTTTCTTCAGCAAAAACTGTAGTAGTTGAGACTGCAAGCGCCGGCGCGGCTGCCGACGTGACTGCAGTGGCCGAAGTTCACGTCACCCTTATTTTCCGCGATTCATCTGTCGGCGTCTAAGGAGGCCACATGTTGATGAAGGATGATAAGAAAAAAGTTGCGACAATTATTATCTCTAAGATGAAAAATGGAGAAGAAAAAAGTCGCATGGCGCCAGAGTCCGACGGAGCGGAAATAGCTGACTCCGACGAACTAATGATGGTAGCTGACGAAATCATGAAGGCCGTAAAAAGCGGAGATGTTAAAGCCCTTAAAGAAGGCTTGCAGGCCATGATTGAGTGCTGCTCCAACATGGAGCCAAAAGAGGACGAAGAGTCCAAGTCTTACGAAGACTAGTCCAAACTTTTGTGGGCCTCCTTGCGGGGGGCCTACATTTTTTATTTTGGAGAACCTATGGCCATTACCTTGGCACAAATAAAGACTCAGGCTAGGCAACGTGCCGACATGGAGAATAACAATTTTATTTCAGAGCCTGAGCTTACGTCCTATATTAACAACAGCATCGCAGAACTGCACGACATTCTTATTGAAGCCTATGCGTCCGATTACGGAATTGTAACTTCTACAATAAACATAGTTAATGGACAAAAGTCGTATGCTCTTCCCGCCGACTTTTACGTACTTAAGGGCGTTGACATAAAACTTAATGATTCCCAAGACTTTTTAACACTTCGTGCATTTAATTTTAATGAACGCAATAGATATAGCGAGCTTGGCGTATGGGACCTGGCCGGCGTTAGTAATGTGCGATATCGAATAATTGGAAACCAGATAGTTTTTACGCCTAAGCCAGACCGAATCGCAGAAGTAAAGCTATGGTACGTGCCAATCGCTCAAAAACTTGTGCAAGACACAGACAGCTTTAACGATTTAAACTCATTTATAGAGTACGTCATTGTGGACGTGGCCATAAAAATGAAAGAAAAGCAAGAGGACGACGTCTCAGTTCTTGCGGCTCAAAAAGTGGCCCTAGAAAAACGCATTAGGGACCGAGCAAATATTAGGGATGCAGGGCAAGCTCCAAGCATTAGCGATATTTACGCAGAAGGCGATGATTACTATTGGCGGAGTAGCAACTAATGTCTTTTAAAAAGGCTCTACGCAAGATAAGCACACAAGATGCAGAAACTAACCGGTTTCAAGATAATGTGTCACAAGCCATTCAGCCATTGTTAAATTTTCCCATTTCTGACGGCGTTCTTGTGCAGGGAATTTCTCTTAATTCTTCTACATTTACGCAAGTTTCTCACAAGTTGGGCCGACCCTATAGAGGGTGGCTAGTAGTGCGAAAAAGTGCTAATGCCCAGATTTGGGAAAACTTTCAAGAAACCAATTTACTAGATAGATTCTTGCCACTTAGAGCCAGCGCCTCTGTTATTGTGGACCTTTGGATATTTTAGGAGTCCTATGGCTATTACGAATTTCATGAATTTGAACCTTCCAGTAGTCACGCAGACATTAGGCCCAAACTGGGCCTCTCAGCTAAATGCTGCATTAGAAGTCGTAGACAGCCACGACCACAGCTCAGGAAAAGGCGTTAGAGTAAAAACGGCGGGCCTGGACATTAATTCTGACCTAACATTTAACTCCTTCCGTGCAATAGGCTTAAGGGCCGGACAGTTCTCAAGTCAGGCCGTACCACTATCTGGTGCACTTAATTCCAACTCTGTTTACGTAAGTGGGGGCAATTTGTACTTTACTAATAGTTCTGGAATTGCCATACAATTGACCGATGGCGGCTCTATCGTAAGTAGTCCAGGTGCTGTGCAAACTTTGAACCTTACGTCTATAGCGTCTAATCTTACGATTGCTCCTTCAGACACTTTTGTTTACATTCTAGTAGATACGACGGCCAGTCGCACGGTAACGCTTCCACTTGCCTCCGCCGTTCCTTCTGGTCGACTATACATTATTAAAGACCAGTCTCAGCTATCCAACAATAATCCTATTACCCTGGCTGCAAGCGGTGCTGACACTATAGATGGAAACGCAAATTTTACCATAGACTCTAACGGCGCAACTATCTGGCTTATTGGCGATGGTGCTGCAAGCTGGACAATCTTATAAGGGGAGGCACACTTGGCGCTAGCTAAGTCTGTAGTTGCACTACCAATACATAACGGTCTTAATACGAAGACTGATGCAAAGCAGGAAGAGCCCGGCTTTCTTCGCGTCGCGGAAAACGTAGTGTATGAAACTTTAAAAATGATTCGCAAGAGGAATGGGTACGATATTCAAACTCTTGAGACTTTAGACAATCTCCACATATCAGACATAAAAGCCTTAGCCAAATATGGTAATGAGCTGTGTGCGCTAACATCAAATTCTTTGTACTCTTTAAGTTCGTCCTTGCAAAAATGGTCAAAAAAGGGCACAGTTTTCATGCTAGACCAGGATAGCCGAACGGTGGTAAAGAATGCAAATGAGCAAATGTTTCCAACTTGCACAATCGTTGAAAACTTACTTGTTACTTCTTGGCAGTCAGGGTCTGCTGGCGTGCAGTACAGCGTGCAGGACCTAGAAAACAATAGTTTTCTTGCATCGGAAGTTACAGTTGATTCTAATGGCACAAGACCCATTGTCGTGTCGGTTAATAATTCCGTTTATATATTTTATGCTTCAGGCTCCCAAATTCGTTACAAAAAATTTGGAATACTTCAGCCTTCAGTCCTTAGCTCCTCCGTGCTCGTGGTCAACAATTTAGACGTAGCTGCCCCACTTTTTGATGTACATTCTGCGCAAAATAGAATTGTAATTGCATATAACTCGTCCGTTGCCAGCGATAAATTAGCTATTCTCAGCATAGACCAGGACGATAATCTGTCGTCTGTGCTAAATATTAATAATACCGACGCCTCGTCTGCACTAGATATTACAACTGATTTAAATTTTCGAGTAATAATTGCTTGGGCGGATAGCAGTGCTGTATATTATACGATTTATTCTCTGGCGCTAACTTCAGCTCTAAAAACTAAGACCACAATTGAAACCATAACAAACGTAAAAAATGTTACGGCAGTTTCTACTAATACCGACGCCCAGTATAAACTGTACTATGAAGTGCGCTCAAGTGCGGATAGAGACGCTCTAGTAAAGCAGGCAAATTTTAATCTTGCGGGAACAGTTTCGGGTATTCAAGTGCTCAAAAGAAGCGTAGGCTTGGTTTCTTCGGCCATAAACTTAGACGGAACCATACTTGTGCCCGTAATTCACGCAAGCTCTTTGCAGCCGACCTGTTTTTTACTAGACTCCCAAGGCAGTATTGTAACAAAGTTTCTGAATCAAGAAGCTGGAGTATTAAATAATTTTGGAGTTCTTCCTCATACTAGAAAACTTAACAATAGCAAAATGCTAATTGTTGCAAATAAGAAAAATAGACTATCTGAAAAGGATGAGGCCGTCTACTCAACATTGGGAGTAAATTATCAAGTATTTGATTTTAGCCCGCGCAATAATTTTCAGACAATTAATGAAGCCAATAATTTGCACATAGCATCTGGATATCTGCAAATGTACGATGGCGTCTCGGTTTCTGAGCACGGATTTAATATATGGCCAGAAGACGTAAGTTTAGACACTCCAATATTGACCACTGTAGAAGTTATAACTGCAGGAAATGTCGGAGCATCTTCGCAACAACTTATTAAATTTAGCGCAGTTCCAACGCAAGGCACGTACACTCTAACCTTAGGCACTGAAACTACTAGCCCATTGTCCTTTGATGCTACGAATGCTAGCATTAAATCGGTGCTTGAGGCTTTGCCTTCTGTGACAAATGTAACCGTTACTGGCAGCTATAGCGCAGGCATAAATATACTGTTTAACGAACCAAAACAGAATTTTCCAGTATTGCAAGTTACTAATAATTCACTGCTTACTAATGCAGTCGTAGTCAGTGGCTCAACAACAACAGAGGGCGTGGCACCAGTCAAGGAGCAATTTAAGCTAAATTTTTCTAGTGTCCCAAATGCTGGCAATTTTACTATAGACATTGGCGGAAATGCTTCTAGCTCTATTGCGTTTAACGCAACAAATGCTCAAATTAAAACCGCTATAGAATCTATTCCATCAATAACTACGGCAACTGTCACTGGCAGCTTTTCTGCCGGTATAGTTGTAACAATTGACGACCCAATACAGGAATTTCCTACTCCAACCATTGCTTCAAATACTTTAACTGCGGGCGGAAATCCAGTTACAATTTTTCCATCAATTGTACAAGAAGGTATTACTGGCGTAAAGGAAGTCCAAAGAATTACTTTCTCGCAAGTTCCGGTTAGTGGTAACTGGACCATTACCGTGGCTCCAAATACTACCTCTTCTTTAGCGTTTAATGCTAATGCTGCCGCAATTAAGTCGGCGCTAGAGGCACTAGCAAACGTAACTACGGCTACAGTCACTGGAGACTACGCAAATGGATTTACCGTAACAATTGATTCTCCAGTGCAAAATTTTACTCAATTTACATTTCCGACAAATACGCTGCTTGGAAATAATGCTGCTAGCGTTACTACGGAAACTACTACTTTAGCCATAGGCTCTCCTGTGGAAAAAGAAGTACAAAAAATTAGTTTTAATTCCACCCCACAATCTGGCACATTTAAGCTAAAGTTAGGCTCCGAAATTAGCAATATTTTAAACTTTACGGCTAATGCTGCGGCTATTAAAGCGGAACTAGAAGCGTTTACGGCCTTAACTGCGGTAAGTGTGGTAGGCTCCATGTCTAGTGGATTCACTATTACATTTGACAACCCCGTGCTCCCCACTGGCTTACTAGAAGTGGTGCAAAACAATCTAGCAGAGACTTCTACTAGTCTTGGTAATATGAGCGACGGCAATTATGGCTACGTGGCCACTTATAGGTGGACGGACAATACTGGCCAAGACCACGTCTCGTCCCCAACGCTTGTGCCGCTAAACGTGACCCTAGATAGGGGAACTACGACTCAGTCTATTAGATTAAAAATACCAACGCTGCGATTGACTCAAAAACAAAACGTAATAATTGACATTTATCGAACAGAAGACTCGGGCACAACATACTACAAGGTTACAGACGATAGTTCCCCCCTATTTAATGACACTTCTGTGGACTACGTTTATTTTTTAGACACTCAGTCTGACGACACAATCATAAATAATGAAGTTTTGTACACAACTGGCGGCATTGTCGAAAATACTGCTCCAGGTTCCGCAACCTTGCTTTGCGCATATAATAATCGAATTGCTATTGTTGGAGAGGAACGCAATCGCGTCTACTATAGCAAAATTAATGAGAGTGGATTCCCCATAGAATTTTCAGACCTGTTTTACACAGATTTTAGCGCAGAAGGTGGGCGCATTACTTCTATGCTACAAATGAACGATAAGCTCATTGTGTTTACGGAAGATGCATGCTACTATGTTGCTGGAGACCCTCCAAATAATGCAAATCAACAGTCCACTCTCACTTCTCCAGAGACTATAAGCACGGACATTGGCTGTACTGACACTAATTCAGTGGTGCTAACTCCTGGCGGTATTATGTTTAAGAGCAGAAAAGGCATATATATGCTCACAAATGGGCTCAGCCTTGAGTACGTTGGAGCCAGGGTAGAAGCTTTTAATGGCGAGAGCATTAGTTCTGCCCTAGTTGTTGGAGAATTGAATCAGATTCGCTTTACGACTAAGAATAATATTGCTCTTGTGTACAATTACGAACTTGATAAATGGGCCGTATTTACCAATCATGGGGCTCGTAGCGCAGTTGTCATTAGAAATGATTACTACTATGTGCGAGAAGACGGCACCGTATATAAGGAAAATAGGCAGAGTTTTAGCGATGCATCTAGTCCTATTAGGCTTAGAATTGAGACCGGCTGGCTAAGTTTAGGAGAGATTCAAGGCTTTCAGCGCGTGTACCATGCGTTAATCTTGGGCAGTTACAGAAGTCCGCATAAGCTAAACGTAAAGGTAGCATACGATTTTATAGATGCCTGGACGCAGCAGGAAACTATTGACATTAATTCATTTATAAGCGACAATAGGTATGGAGAGGATTCTCCGTATGGAGACAGCACGACATACGGCGGAGACGGCTCTTTGTACCAAATGCGCGTAAACTTTGCTCGACAAAAGTGTCAAAGCATTAAATTGCTTATCGAGGACGCGCAAGACCAAGTTGGAGAAGGCCTAAATTTAAGCACGATTACGTTGCGAGCCGGACTTAAACAGGGCACCAATAAATTGGGCGCAGAGCGAAAGTTTGGAACTAGTGGAGACTAACATGAATAAGTACGCAGACTACTTAAAGGAATTAAAGGGCTTCCACATGTACGAAGACGAGGACGGTTTTATCACGTACGGCTTCATGGAGGGGCCTAAGGGAGAACGAATGTGCTATATAGAGGACATATATGTTGTGCCCGAGAAGAGAAAGTCTGGAATTGCGTCTCAGTACGCTGACGTGGTCACAGTTATTGCGCGAGATGCTGGCGCTCAGATTTTGCTAGGCTCAGTCGTGCCTAGTTTGCCAAATTCTCATGCGCGAATGCTCGTGCTTTTGAGCTACGGCTTTAAACTGCACTCGGCACAACATGATTTTGTTTATTTTTCAAAGGAGCTTACAAATGGGTAAGGCAGTAAAAGCTGTTGGGAGCATATTTGGTGGGGGCAGAACTAGCGGGGCTGGGGCCTACGTAAATCCAAACCTGTGGAACATTGATAAGGAAGCAAAACCTTTTCAAGAAAAGCAGCAGCAGCTAATGGAGCAGAGCACGGGCATGGCACAGGCTGGAGGGCCAGCCGGCGCAGAGGTCTTGGCCCAAATGGGACAGGCGGCCCTAGGTCGCGGACCAAGCCTAGCGGAGGCACAATTAAAGGCAGCGCAAGAACGAAACTTGGCCCAACAACTGGCTGCAGCGCGTTCAGGAAGAGGAGCGGGCGGCTCTGCCATGGCACGTGGCCTTATGCGAGCGCAAGGCGAGGCCGGGCGCGACTTGGCGCAGCAAGCTGTAGAGTCTAGGCTTCAGGAGCGTGCAAATTTTCAGAACGCGCTTGCGCAGGCTCAGCAAGGCGCTCGTCAAGACATTGGGGCTGGATTTGAGCTAGCCACGGCTCCAAAGAGAGAGCAGCAGCAGGCGGAATCTATGAGGGCCAACGTCGATATGGCTAGAACGCAGGCTAGAAAGCAGCAGCAGTCTCAATTATTGGGCGGCGTATTAGGGGCCGGAGCTTCGTTTTTGGCATCTGATAAGAGAGCTAAGAAAAATGCACAAAAGGAAGAGAAAAAGTACGAAGACTTTTTAGACAAGTTGCAGGCCTACTCTTACGAGTACAAGAATCCTAAAGAGATTGGGGCTAGCGAAGGTCGTAAGCACGGCATAATGGCGCAAGACCTGGAAAAATCTGAAATTGGAAAAAGTATGGTAAAAGAAGTCGGAGGCACCAAATTGATAGACATTGCTTCTGGCTTTGGTGCGGTTCTTGCGTCTCAGGCCGAACTTAACAAAAGATTAAAAAAGATAGAAAAAAAGGAAAAGGCTTAGTATGCTTAAACGATTTAACATGGGCGAAGCCTCGGATGTAACGCAATCGGCGACTAATCAGGGCAGCCCTAGCTTCTTAGATAAATTAAAAGAAAAAATGAAAGGCGCACTAAAAAATGACGCAAAAGTTATTACAAAGAGCATGCAATACGTTGCGCCGGAAACTAAGGGTATTTATGAAGGTGCGATTCAGCGCGCAGCGGCTGCTCGGCGCCCAATATACGGAGCTCAAGTTTTGTCTGACGCTGATGAAAAAATTAACATTCGGAAAGAAGGGCTAGGGGCCGCGCTTATGAAGTCTCGCCACGATTTGGTCAAACCTCGCCGAAGGAAGTGTTAGTATGTCTAAATTTGAAAATTTGCTTAAAAAATTAGGACCTCATGCAGCGGACGCGCTTCAAAAGCTGTCTGAACCTCAGCGTCGATTATTGCAGGGCATGGCAAAGATGGCTGGCGCAAATCCAGAGGACGAGTCTTCTGAGGCGGCCAGCCAGGCTTTAGTAGAACAAATTGCGCAGAAATTAGGCCTTCCAGATTCTACGGTAACCAATGTGGCTAAGGCAGGAGGAGTTGCTGCTCTAGAAACATTTGCCGACCCTTTGGGTCCTATTGGCAAAATAGCTAAGGGAGCAAAGGTTTTGAGAATGGGCGCTAAGGCCGCAAAAGGAGCAGATATTGCAGCAGACGCGTCTAAGGCCACAAAGGCAGTCGACGCTGCGGCAGGCGCGTCTAAGGCCGGTTCAACTTTAGACCGCTGGAAGCAGGCGGCTAAAGGGCAAGCCGAGGCCGTGTCGGAGAGAAAAATGTCTGGACTTCCCGTTGCTGACACTTCTGCGGTTAAAAAAACTTTAGACAGGCCTATACAGCCCGTCGTGCCTGCATCGGAAGCTGAGTCGGCCATACCTTGGCAAATGAAAAAAAATTTAATAGAATCTTTAGAGCAGGCAAAGAAAAAAAAGGGGCAATAAATGGACGAGCAAGACGATTTAAATTTGGACAAAGCCTTAGCCGCGGAGCAGGGTCAAGAACTTGGCAATAATGCTACGGACGCTCAAAAGTTTGCACAGTCATTGCTTCAGATGCAGGCTAATCAGCAAGCCGCCAGGGAAACTGGCAACGTGCAAATTCCCGTGGCGGAGCGCGCGCCGGCCCCCGCACTAGAAGGCCCAAGTATGCAAGAATTCGTTGCTCCTTTTGTAAAGGACACTCCGGCAGAGGTGCCGGGAGTAAATACGGTTCTTAAACCTCAGCAGCAGGTGCTTTTAGATGAAGCGGCAGCACAAGAATCTCAACAGGCTCTAGAAGCGGAATTAGCAAAGCAAAAACTGGAGCAAGATGCGGCTTTGGCGGAGCAGGCTAGAATTAACGAGGCACAGAAAGTTCAAAACGAAGCTAAGGCCCAGACTAAGGCTGCAGAGCGCGTAGAACAGAAGACTGAGCAAGCACGCACTGAAGTTCCTGAAGAGTCTCCCGAAGATGGCCTAAGCATGCGCCAGGCATTTGCACTTCTATTGGGAGGTATTAGTCAAGGTTTAACTGGGGCGCAGCAAAATCCAGCTTTCGTAATGATTGAGGCCATAAATAATAGACGTATGCGACGTATTGAGCAAGAAGCAAAGCAGAAGCAGTGGACAGAGGAGCACAAGCTTGCGGTGCAAAGGGCGGAGCTAGAAAAGCAAATGAACGAGGCTCGCATTGCTCACATGAAGACGGAAGACCAGCTTACAAGAGCAAAAATTGGTGAGTTGCAGGCTAAGGCGCTAAAAGAATTGCAGGCCATAGCTCAACAACAGCAGCTTTATGCGTTAGAAAAGCAGCGCGGCTTAACTATGGAAGAACTGCGAAGTCTTTCTCCAGAAGAACAAGAATTTTACGTTCAACTCCCAAATGGAAACTTTACTAGGACGGTAAATAAAGTTAGAGCTAAGGAATTAAGTTCAGAAATTTCCGATGTTGAGACCGCAAGAAATAATGTAAGCGAACTTATAAACTTAGTTGACGAAGTCGGTAATAATCCACTTAAAAAATTATTTGACCGAGATACCGTAGCTAAGGCGCAAACTCTGCAGCAGTCTACGATAGGAAAATTGAGATTAGAACTTTTTGGTCCAGGCGTATTGACAGATTTTGAACAAAAGATTGCTAGAAATATATTGAGAGACCCAACTTCTATGCTCTCCCTGGCCTCAGCAAATAAAACTGCGCTTAAAACTTTGCAACAGAAACTTAAATATGGGCAAATTAAGAGGATTGAGGCTGCTGGCGGCGTCGTTCCAGATTACATGAAAAAGAATGAGCTAATGTTGGCCGCTGCACAAAAAAAATATCCTAAGGCAAAAAAAGCAGACTTAATAACTGCACTAATTAAGCAAGGTAAGTGGCAAGACGAGTAATCGCGAAAGCGAAGGAGGCCCAGTGGCTGGCAATAGAGAGAAAGACTTTGACTTTTCAGATATTATTGTGGACGCTAATGAGCCCACTGACGCGCCAATAATTTCTGACGAGTTAGACTTTGACCAACTTGGAAAAGACATTGCTGAAATTGAAAAGTATAAGGGTCGAGACTTAGAAGCGTTTACGCAGGCTGCGGCCAGCACTGCAACATTTTCTCTATCAGACAGGGCACAAAAAGCCTTAGGAATTAGAACCGAAGAAGATTTGCGAAAGCTTCGAGAGTATAATCCGGAAGCAGACATTGCTGGTACAGTTACAGGCGCTGTAGGACCTCTCATAACTTCTGGCCCAGTAGGGGCCATAGGTATAGGAGCTAGGACAGCAGCAAAGGCAGGGCAGGCCGTAGAAAGTGCAATACTTAAGGCCACTGCGCCGGAGGCTTTAAAGAGCACGGCAAAGGAAGTCTTGAGAAAGAGTGCGGCTAAGGGCATGGGCTCTGCTGTTGAGGGCGCAGCCTTTGGTGTTGGTGCATTGCTGCGCGAAGACGCGCTCGGCGAGGCCGAAGTAAATGCAGAAAATTTACTGTCTTTTGCCGGCTCTGGTGCATTACTTGGGGGCGCAATAGGCGCATCCTTGCCAGTGGCCGGAAGTGCGGCATCCGTAGGAGCCCGGAAAATTAGTAAAGCGGCCAAGGACACGTTCGGCACCTTTGCAAAAAAAGTTGCAGACCCAGCCGAAGATGCTATGGAACTTCTTGGTTATACTCCAAAAATGAAGTCTCGCGCACTTCTTGACGAGGTTGAAAAGTCTACGGTCGCAGACCTGCCCAGATGGCTCCGCGAAGACGTTGGTTGGACTATCACAGACAAAGAAAGTGACCGACTGTTTAAGTTGATGCGTCTTGGGGAAACTTCAGGCAAGCAAATAGACACAATACTTACAAACGCTGACGAGAAAATTGCTCAAAAATTTGGACCTCAGCAGTTACAAAATGCCAGAGTTCAACTATTTCGCAGAGTTGCACAGGACTTGCGCACAGAGGCTTTAGACCGTCTTGGCAGCATGCCGTCAGCAAATCCAGCACGACGTAGATTAGACCGCCTAGTTTCCAATATTGAAACTTATGCGGAGCGCATAAGTAGGCCAAATCAATTAGGCTCAGCCAACTCGATAAAATTTGCAAAAGAGATTAGACAATTAAGAAACGAAATATGGGACACTTATAAGAGTTTGCCAATGGAAGAAAAGGGTACGCAGGTAGGTTCAATACTGCGAAACTCTTACGGAAAAATGGCTAAGAGCTTGGAAAATTTTGTCGAGGCTGCAGACGAGGGACTTGCGGAACAATTAAGGAAAGCAAATCAAAATTATAGTCGATTTAAAAAATACGAAGAGCCTCTGGCTAGAAGAGCAGTTAAGGACAAAAGCCTGCTTACTTTTAAGGACCTAATTTTTGGGGGCGTAGGCTATGGGGCCGGGGGCATACCTGGGGCTCTTGTGGCTGGCGCAAGAAAATTGCTCGATTCAGACATTAAGCGCATGGTCACGGTGCTAAGTTCCGTTGAAAAGTCAAATAAGGAAGCGGCTAAGGCCATAAAGCAGGGAGTTGGTGGATTTTTTAAAGCGCAAAAGATGCCAGGCGTAAAGGCCGGCTCAATTAATGCTCTGCTGGCTACTGACCTTAGCAATGAGCGCAAGAATAGGAAGGCTGCATTTAAAGAAGTAAGTCAGAATTTAAAAACCTTAATAAATGAGCCAGAGATGCTAGAGCGTAGAGTAGCTCGCGCCACAAGTGTGCTCTCCATTGCAGCCCCTCAGACTGCACAGGTTGCGGCAACTCGCATGGTGGCCGGACTTCAATTCTTAGCTTCAAAAGTTCCAAGACCTGTTTCAGATGTTCGTGCGCTTGGTAAGAAGCAAGAATATGAGCCTTCTAGCATGGAAATGGCTAAGTTTGAGCGCTACCTACAGGCCGTAGAAAGGCCATTATCTGTAATGAAAGACTTAGAGCAGGGCACCTTGACTAGGGAGCATGTTGAGGCCTTAGCCGCAGTATATCCGCGCATGTTGCAGTCTATCAGGGAGCAGGTATTGCAGGAACTAGATGCGGGCGCACAAGTGCCCTACAATAGGCGAGTGCAGCTTGGCATATTGCTGGACCTGCCCTCCGACCCAAGTTTGCAGGCTGAAACCGTGCTAGCCTTACAGGCCAATTATCGGCCAGAAGAGGCGCCTCAACAGGCGGCGCAAGGCGCTGTGAAGCAGACAGTCGGAGGCTTGCAAGCCGTAAAAATCTCTGATAGGATAAGGACAGAGTCGCAGAGAATTGCAGAAAAGGGAGAATAGCGTGGAAACCGCCATATTCGTTATTAGCTGCTATATGATTTGGTGCTTTTTTATAGACGGGCTAAGTTCATGAAAACGAACTGCCCTAATGTAAGTTCGTCTTGGGCCAAAAAGCCCTTTACCTATAAGGAGATACCGTGTCTAGAAAACACTTAATTTACTCACATAAAATGCTATCAAATCAGATAGTTTCTAGTACGATAAATTCCGTAGAGACGAATGTCCAACAACTAGACCAGGCTTCCATAGATTTCAGGTGGTCCGCATCAAGCCTAGTAGCCACGCTAAAGGTGCAAGTCAAGAATGGAAAAAACGCTAACTGGAGAGACGTAGATTTTGGTAGCCCTATTAATATTTCTGGCTCTTCCGGCTCTCACGAAGTTATTTTCTTGGCCATGCCGTTTACGGACCTAAGACTTCGTGTGGAAGTGACTAGCGGGTCTGGCACATTAGATGCAGTCATCACTGCAAAGACCGTAGGAGCCTAGTCGTGATTTTTACGTACCCAAATGAGACGCAGTATATTTATCCTGTGCCTAGTGCTGGCGGCGGGGCAGATTTTGAGGTCGAGAGAAGAACCATAACGGCGGCAGAGGCCTCTGCAAAACAACTTACGCTTTCAAGTGTTCCAGCGAATATTACGGATGTTATTTTGCTTGTGCAAGGGGCTGGCAACATGGCTTTAGGCATAGACTTCTCAGTTTCTGGCTCGGTGCTTTCCTGGTCAGGACTGGGGCTGGACGGTCTATTGGCGGCTAGTGACGAGATTACCATTTTATATAAGACTTAGAAAAAGGAGAAAATCATGGCTCAAATTAGAACAAAGTTTATTCAGGATGGCGCAGTTACGGACGCAAAAATTGCGACCGGCATAGACGCAACAAAAATTGCAGACGGAAGCGTAAGTAATACGGAATTTCAATACTTAGACGGAGTAACTTCTAATATTCAGTCACAACTTGATGATAAGGTGGACGAGTCTAGAGAAGGCGTGGCCAACGGTATTGCAACTCTTGATGCTGGCGGAAAAGTGCCAGCGTCTCAACTGCCAAACTCTATCATGGAATACTTGGGCACTTGGGCCGCTAGTTCTAATACGCCCGCTCTAGCCGACGGAACAGGAAATGCAGGCGACGTTTACATTGCTTCGGACGCAGGGACAGTCAATTTTGGCTCTGGACCAATTACGTTTGCCGCAGGAGACTGGGTAATTTACAATGGTTCGCAGTGGGAAAGGTCTATAAACTCCAATGCAGTAGCTAGCGTTAACAGCTTAACTGGGGCAGTAGTTCTAGACACGGACGATATTGGCGAAGGCGCTAGCAATTTATACTTTACTGACGAGCGTGCGCAAGATGCGATTGGCGCAGCCCTTGTAGACACGAGCAGCGTAGACCTTTCTTACGACGACGCTAATAATGAGATTAGTGCGACAGTCTTGCCTGCCGGAGTTGACCACAATTCTTTGCAAAATTTTGTAGCTAGCGAGCACGTAGACCACAGCTCTGTTGATATTGAGACTTTAAGCGATAGTGGACTTGATGGCGGCGGAGACATAACTAGTTCAAGAAGCTTAACCGTTGCGCCACACAGGGCTACCTCGGAAACTATTGAAACATCTGACGAAATTCTTTTTGCCGACGCTAGCGATTCAAATGCTCTTAAGAAATCAACAGTGCAGGGCATTTTAGACCTTGTAGGTCCTGGCGTTACTTCAATGAAAGTAGACAACATTGTCTTAACTCCTACTAATATTGCAAATCAGTATTACGACTTGTCTCACGTGGTCAAGCCAAATTCTATAATCTTGACTATTTATGGACTAGTGCAAAACGAAAACGACGACTACACCGTCGCATTGACCGGAGGAGTCGGAGGCAAAACTCGAATTAACTTTGAAAATGACCTTGCAACTGGCGGAGCCTCTGCACTAGTTGCTGGCGACGTGTTATTTATTCAATACTTAATTTAATAGGAGCCCATCGTGGCGAGAGTTACGAATAAATTTATTGCGCCAGGCATAGACGCTGCAAAGATTGGGTCAGGCTCGGTGTCTAATACTGAGTTTGGCTACCTAGACGGCGTAACATCCGACATACAGGCGCAATTAGACTCAAAGCTAGGCTATGACGTCATAAGTATTGCTGTTAGTACGTCAGCGGCGGTAGGAAAAACGTATTTATGCACGGCTGGTGGAATTACTGTGACGCTGCCGGCTGCAAGCGCAAATGCGTTTGTAAACGTAAAGGATGCTGCGGCAGTGGCAAACGCAAATCCTATTACAGTTGCAACTACGGGCGGTGCATTAATTGATGGTGCGTCCGCTCTAACAATCGACTCTAATTATGCTGCTGAGACTTTTGTAAGCGACGGCACAAACTGGTTTAGAATTTAGGAGACACTATGTCATACGTTGGAAAAAATTTAAGTCAAAACTGGATAAATCTAGTTCCGCAGTCTGCAACGCCTACGAGCCCAAATGAGGGCGATGTTTTCCGCAGTGATGGCACGGCCTTGCCCGAAGGCTTGTGGGAATATAGAAACGGAAGCTGGGCAAAGTTGGGCTCAGACGTAGCAAGTAGGAGCATAGTTGTAGGAGATGATTCAAGCTTTGAAGGCTCTATTGGCTCTTGGGTTACGTATGCTGACGCAGCGGACACTATTCCCGTAGACGGAACAGGAGGAACGCCTAACGTCACATTTACTCGTCAGACATCTGCGCCCCTCAATGGCACGGCCTCTGCTCGCCTGTCTAAGGGCGCAGCCAACAGGCAGGGTCAGGGAGCAAGCTTGACGCTTGATGTTCCGGCCTATCTTCGCGGTCAACCTGTAAGGTTTAAACTAAGTTATGCTGGTAGCGCAAACTTTGGCTTTGGAAATCCATTTGACTTGGCGGCTTCTCCTAGCGACGTCATGGTTTATGCCTATGACGTTACTAATTCAGTCCTAATTACTCCTTATCCTAATGCGCTCAGTGGGGGCAATTTTGCCGAAGGCACGTTTCAGATTCCTACTACGTGCGAAAGCGTGCGACTAATTTTGCACATTACAACTACAAATGCGCTGGCCTGGGACCTTGACGTAGATAATGTGGAGCTTGAGCTGGCTTCAAATGAGTATGTAAGCTCAGACTCTAACTGGGTATCCTATACGCCAACCTTTACTGGTTTTGGAACGGTTACGGCTCAGAACTTTCGTTACCGCCAAGTGGGGGCAAGCATTCAGATTCAGGGAAGATTTACTGCAGGCACTCCTACTGCCACAGAAGCTCGCCTGAGTTTGCCTCCTGGGTTAGTTTCTGATTCTCAAATAAATACATTAGAAATTTCTGGTTTTGCAGCAAGAAATATATTCAGTTCAGGATACTTTGGTACATACACTTTAATTGAGCCCAATGTGACTTACTTAACTTTTTCTGCACAGACAGCTTTCTCAAATGCCCTTACTAAGGGCAATGGAAACGGAATTGTTGACAGCGGAAATTCATTATCAATTCAAGCAACCGTACCAATCCGAGGGTGGACCTCGGGCACGCTGCATCCTGCGGCCTTAGGGCTTAATGCATCGGCTATTTTTCAGGGAACTCAAACGTCACAATCGGTTACGGCTAACGTAACAAACATAACCTTAACTCCAGTGATAGATACTCTTGGTGGGTGGAGTACTAACATTTACACCGTAAAATCTCC